CAACACCCTACTCCATGACATTTACAGCCAGCTATATTCCATATTCTACATCTACTCCGCTCCGGTCGAAGACTTCACCTCACTAGACACCTACCTCGACCGCTCCGACCTCTACCGGGTTTTCCATAACGGGAACCGGACTCAGTTCGATAAGTCCTTCATGGTAATTCGGGAAGAATAACGCGATGGCCTATCAGACCTCGACCTACACCGACGCCTCTGGGCTCCTTGCGAGCCTCTCTTCGTTCGCGTCCTCGAACGGATGGACGATCGACGACGCCGTCGGCTCGAACAAGTTCGCGATGCACAAGGGGGACATTTGGGTCTCGATGCGTTTCGACTCTCCGACTCACGAAATCGTCAGTCTTCACCAGGCCCTCGGGCACACCGTAGCGGCCGACCCGGGGGATCACCCCGACGACTCGGGCTCTGGATACAACTCTTCTTCGTCCGTGACCGAGGCGAACCTCGACGGCGAGCGCTACTTCGAAGCCGATATGCGCCCGCTCGGATCTACCGGGACCTATCACTTTTTCTAACACGACCCTTCGCCCGCCTATCTTCACGTCGTTCTTGTTCGGGCCGACCTCTCTTGCGTTCACTTTGGCTTCGGCGAGGTTGTGAAGTTCGGCACCTGGACCGGCGGCGAGTATTGCTACGGACACGTCGATTCGGGCATCAGCGAGCCTTATTCGTCGTCGACGACGTCGCTTCTCCTCGACGGGCGGTTCTCGGTCACGAACGACGCGAACCTGAACTTCTCGCCGACGCTTCCCATCGAAGGCTTCCCCGACCAGGACGTCGCCGGGAAGTGGGGCGAGGTCGGCGCTGGCCTTGAGTCCTCGCAGGGCACCGACACCGCCGGCGAGCTTCGCTACAAGATCCAGGGCGGCTACCGCGGCGGTCCGCTGATGCGGTTCTTCGGGCAGTTCCCGACGAACCGTTCGAGCGGCTATATCAACACGATCCCGATCTCGCTCTTCGGATGCCACCTCGGATCGACTCCGAATCGGATCCGCCGGCTGGGCGAACAGCCTGACGTTCGGGGGATCGTGCTCGAAGGCATCGCGACCGGAGAGCAGATCACGATTGGCTCGGAAACGTGGGTCTGTTTCCCGAGCGTGAAGAAGGGCGAGACGACCGACCTCGGCGTGACTCTCTACCAGGGCGTCGCTTACCGCCTCGAAGTGGCCTGATCGAATGCCGATCGCCGCCGCCTCTGAATGGACTCAGGTCGAATCGAGCGCCCGCAACGGCGTCTCGGTTCTTCTGTACCTGAAGAACCTTCCGAACGGCGAGGGCTGGGACTGGCAGCCGGAGGATTCCGAGCTAGGAGGTCAGCCCCTCGGGGGCGATCTCGACCGCGTCGACACGACGCTCTCGTTCGCCGAGCGGGAGCTTGACGGCGAAACGGCGCAAGAGCTGACGCCGACCGGCACGTTCTTCGAGGACGTTCACGTCGTTCCTAGGGAGTTCGTTCTCGGGCTCGTCGTTCAACAGACGACCGTTCTCGTCGAGGTCTTCAACGCCTACCGCCGCACACCGCGGGAGTGGCAGAGCTGGAGCTTCGTCGACCCTGACGTGACCCTTTCCGGCGCGCCCGCGCTTCCGACGACCTACGCCCCTCTCGATGGCTCTGGCGACACGATCTCGATCGTCGTCGGTCCCGAGGGCGAGCCGGTCGTCGACGATCTGATCGATTTCGTCTGGGACGTCGCGACGAACATCGTCTCGCTCTCGTTCACCCGAGTCGTTCCGCTGGCGATCCCCGGCGGCTACCTGATCGAGCCCGAAGACGAATGGAGCGAATCCTTCGAGTTCCTGACTGACGTCATCGAGAAGTCGAACGGGAAGGAGCAGCGGTTCCGCCTGCGGAAGAACCCTCGCGGCGTTTACGAACTTCAGTATCAGATCCCCGAGGGTCGCGACCGCGCCCGCCTGGATATGCTCCTCGCGGATCTACAGAACGCAGTATTCGGAACCCCCGCATGGTACGCCGAGACGCGCCTGACCTCTGCGGCCTCCGCCGGCGACCTCGTCCTGAACGTCCAGTCGACGGACTTCGCCGAGTGGCGCTCGGGATCGCCGGCCGTGATCTGGGAGACCGAGGGGGCCTATGACTTCCAGGGCGTTTCCTCCTTCACGTCGACGGCGATCACGCTGACCGGGCCGCTTGCGAGCGACTTCCCCTCTGGCGCCCGCATCGCTCCCGTTCGCGCCGGTCGGATCCGCGAGATCAACCCGGGCCAGCGGTTCTCGAAGAACCTGACGACGCTCGACCTTCGTCTTGAAATGGAGGACAACGAGTTCTCCTCGATCGCCGACCTGTCGGCCTTCTCCACCTACGACGGCCGAGCGCTCTTCGACGATTTCAACTTCATGCTTGGCTCGTCGAAGTCGGACGCCCTCGAACGGAAGCTCGTCGTCTTCGACAACGAAGTCGGCGTCGCCTCGCAACTGTCACCCTGGGATCAGTCGAGGCGAGTCACCGAGAAGGGCTTCTTCGTGAAGACCCGCGAGGCGCGCTGGAACATCATTCGCGCGATTCACGCCCTCGGGGGTCGACACGTTGCGTTCTGGCTTCCGACCTTCCGCGAGGACCTCGTCCTCGTCGAAGACGTATCGGACGGCCAGACCGATATCACTGTCGACGGGAACGAGTTCTCTTCGTACATCCGCGCCCGCGAGCCGAAGAACGTGATTCGGATCGTGCTCGAAGACGGGTCGACATTCATTCGCAAGGTCACCTCTGCGGCGGCCTCAAGGGGGAGCGACGTCCTTACGCTTGACGCAGAGATCAACGCCGACTTCCTCGTCGATGACGTCAGCCGAATCGAGTTCCTGAACAAGGTCCGCTTCGATTCCGACCGCCGTCCGCTTCGACTACCGTCGAGGCTTCCGACCCGCTTCGATGAAGGCTCCCGTGATAGAGGTCCTCGAATGACATTCGACGAGTACGAAACGAGCGCTGATTCAGGCGCCCCCGTCGAGCTTTACGCCTTCACCTATCGGTCGGAGGCGTATCTCTACACCTCCTCGGAAGACGAGATCACGATCGCGTCGTCGATCTACACGCCAGAGTCGATCGGCCGAGGGAACACGGTCGAGGGACCGAAGGACAGGAAGGCCGAGTTCAAGGTCACGCTTCCGTCGACGAACCCGTTCATCGCCCTCTTCGCCGGCGTCCCCCCCGGCGCCAGAGTGAAGGTCGAGGTCCATTCCTACCATCCCCCGGACGGCGGCTCGCCGGCGCTTCGTCTCGTCTTCGGGGGCTTCTTGAACGCCGTCACGTTCGTCGACGACGGCTATCGCGCGGAGGTCTCGGCCCGTTCGGTGATCGCCACGCTCTCCCGCCTGGCTCCGAGGATCGGATACCAATCCCAATGCAACGCCATCGTTTTCGACGGCGACTGCAAGGTGAACGAGGGAAGCTTCTCGGATCCGGAGGTCAACGTCGACGCCGTGAACGGCCGAGCGATGACGGTCTCGGCCGCGAGCAAGCAGGCCGACGGCTGGTATACGGGAGGCTTCGTCCAGCTCGTCGACGGAACCGACTTCCGCCTGATCCTCGACCACGTCGGAGCGAACCTCGAACTCCTGCTTCCCTTCCGAGATCCGCAGCCGACGCTAGTCACCATCGTCGCCGGCTGCGACCACACCGCGCCAACCTGCGAGAGCAAGTTCGGCAACCTCGACAACTTCCAGGGCTACAAAGACGTCCCGACGAAGAACCCTTTCCAGACGGGGCTCGGCTGATCATGGGAATCTTCCTGACGTTCCTCGTCTTCGCCTTCTTCACGATCCTCGGCGAGCTACTGCGCCCGAAGCCCGACATCGAGGACGCGAAGCCCGCCGGCCTGGGCGACTTCCAGTTCCCGACGGCTACGGAGAAGCGGAAGGTCCCGATCGTCTGGGGGACGGTTCAGATGAAGGGGCCGAATGTCGTTTGGTACGGCGACCTCCGTCAGGTTCCGATCAAGGAGAAAATCAAGACTGGCCTCTTCAGCTCCACGACCGTCGTCAAGGGATACCGCTATTTCGTCGGAGTTCAGTTCGCGCTTTGCCGAGGCCCGATCGACTCGCTTCGCCGCGCCTGGATCGGCGAGGACATCATCCTCGACGCCATGGCCGACCCCGTCGAGGGCGGGGAGACGTTCGAGGTAAACGACCCGAATCTCTTCGGGGGCGACGACCTCGGGACCGGAGGCTTCTCGGGGACCTTCGAGTTCTTCAACGGCGCGCGCGATCAGGCGGCGTCGAGCTACCTCTTCGACTTTCAGGAGATCAACGGTCAGTCCTGCGCGTTCCGCGGGACGGCCTACGTTGCGCCCTTCGAGGAGGCCCCCTACGTTGGCAACTCGACGACGATCTCTCCTCCGAAGTTCGAGGTCGTTCGCATCGCCGAGGCGAACCCGCTCGGGCTTTTCGATCCATCGGTGAACACGGACGACGCGAACCCCGCGAACGCACTACTGGAGGCGCTGACCGATTCCGAGTGGGGGATGGGCATCGACCCCGCCGACATCGACGCGACTTCGTTCGAGGACGCCGCGGCGACGCTCGCGTCGGAAGGGAACGGCTTCTCGTTCCTCTGGGATCGCGCCGAAGACGTCGAGCGCTTGATCCAGCGAATCGAGTCGCAGATCGACGGCGTGCTCTTCAAGGACCTCTCGACGGGGCTCTATCGGGTGAAGCTCGCTCGCGACGACTACGCGATCGGATCGATCCCGGCGATCGACGACGAGTCGATCGTCCGCATCGAGCGCTATAGTCAGGGCACCTTTGAAGACACGACGAACGTCTTCACCGCGAGCTTCACCGATCGCGATGACGACTACAAAGAGACCTTCGCGCTCGCTCAGGACATGGCGAACGTCAGGATTCAGGACGGTCGAATCGTCCACGGGTCCGAGGCGCTCTCCGGCGTGAAGGTCGGGGCGCTCGCGAACTCGATCGCCTGGCGCGAGCTGCGGACCCTCGCCTATCCGTTGATTCAGGCGAGGATCATCGTCGACCGGACGCAGTACCAACGCGAGCCGATGGAGGTCGTCGCCCTCTCGTTCGTCCGCGGCGCGATCACCGTCGACACCCTCCCGATGCGAGTGAAGTCGATCGATTACGGGAACCTGGAGGATGGCGAGATCGCCCTCGAACTCGTCCAGGACGTGTTTCGCTCGGGCGTTGGCTCGTTCGGAGACCCGCCCGGAAGCGATTGGGTCGAGCCCGGCGGAGACATCCCCCCTTTCGCCGCCGACGAACAGATCGCATTCGAGGCGCCGCGCGCGCTCGTCGCCCGCGACATCACCTCGCAGTCGCCCTCGACCCCGAAGGTCTTCGCGACGGCCCGCACCGACGGGGTCGAGGCGGGCTTCCGGATCTACGCGAGGAGTAGCAACTTCGCGCCCACCGGCGACTTCATTCAGGTCGGCTCGTCGGTCACCCTTGCATACCTCGGAGAGCTGCGCGATGCGCTCTCGATCGGCGACGCCGTCCCCCGCGCCTCCGACGTCGTCGTCGTCACCGCCCCCGACACCGAGGGTTCTATGATCAGCGCCTTCGAGAACAACCTCCCGCTCGAAGAGATCGGCGCGAGCCTGTCGACCCTGTGCCTGATCGGCGACGAGTTCGTCCTCCCGGTGTCGCTCGCGAACGCCGTCGCTGCCTACGGGGAAGTCGAGCTTGGCGACGTTTACCGCGGAGTCCTCGACTCGGTTCAGAAGGAGCACGCCGCAGGTACGCCGGTCTGGCTGGTCTTCGCCGGCGGGGCGCTCACCGGGGCGAGCTTTGATCCCGAGTTCAATGTCGATATTCACCTGGAGCCCGCAGCCTTCAACGGCTCCGGCGACCAGGCGAACGCGACCGAGATCGCCTTCACGATGGACCGCCGCGTTCAGCGCCCCTACTGCCCGAGTGACGTCCAGCTCAACGGCACGGCATGGCCGACGTCGACGATCTCCCTCGAAGGCGGAGGCACCGGAGAAGAGGACGGAATCGAGGTCGCGTTCACCCGCAGGGACTTCGACGCCGAGAACGAGGTCGCTGCGCTCCAGGTCGACGCCGGCGAGATCGACGGCAGCTATCCGGCGAAGAACTCGACGACTCACTCGGCCGTCATCACCGACGACCCCGACGGGGCGGCCGATGTTCTCTTCACCTACGACTTCGGCGCGGAGGGGTCGGGCGAGATCCCGCGACTTGAGATCCTCCGCGAGACGGACGGGGTCATTCCCTCGCGGATGCGGATCGAGCTGAAGTCGACGCACCTCTTCGAGGGCGACTCACTCGACTCGCGCGAAACGCTCACCTGGGACTTCGACGTCTCCTCTTCCCTCTCCGGCGGCTTCAACTTCGGCGCGCGCGACTCGTTCGCGTGGTCGGAGATTTACACCGCGACCGTCGGGGGGACCTACTCCTTCACGCTCTCGTCAGCCTTCCCGAATCAGAACGTCCGCTATCGGATCAATGGCTCGGGAGAGACGACGCTGATCGCCGCCGGCGCAACCTTCGGAAACATCACCGGCGTCGGCATCGGCGACACGATCGAGATCAGGCATACGAACCTGACCGCTGGCGAGCTGAAACTAATCACCATGAACGCCCCCGGAGCGGGGCAAGACGGATACGGAGTTCTTTATGTCTAGCGCCGATGCATCTTCCGCGGAGGTCTTCGCCTCGCCGACGAAGGTCTGGGTCCCGATCGGGGTCGCGGCTTCGGTGATCCTCGCCGTCGCCGGGGGTAGCGTCTGGATGAACGGGCGACTCCTCTCGATGGAGTTCGAGATTCGCTCGAACGGGAGGACCGCGGCGGGGGTCGACGAAAAGTTTGACAAGCTCGAAGAGCGCTTTCACGGATTCGAAAAAAGGGTCATTTCGATCGAGTCAAGCCTGGATAGGGACCTTCTCCGTTCGCAGCTCGAAGCCTGGATTCAAGTGATGCAGGCAAAGGACCCGTCGGGCCCCTGTCTTCCTTGGAGCAGGAACTAAATGGGCAATCTAATCGGTCGAGTTCACCCCTCCGGGTTTGCTACCAATCCCCACCATGAAAAACAAAAGGGAGGGGGGAGCGTCCGGATTCTCGCAGCTCTCGGCCTGGAGAGCGCTCGCCTTGCTGGGCGGCCTTGTCATTGTGGGCGCCCACGTCTCGACGCTCGTTCACGTCGAGGCGCTTCGATCTGAACTTTCTACGGCCTTCAAGCCGCTACTTCGCAACATGGAAACGACGCAGAGCTTCGAAACCGAGTGGACGTCCGACGGCGTCCTTCACCGAGTCACGACCCCCCGTATCCCCGACGAGGATCTCGCCGATTGGGCGCAGAGGCACGCCGACGCCGTTCGCGCTCTGCAAGCGATCTTCCCCGCCTGATGGTCGCCGAAGGGCTCTCGCGTCGCCCCTGGAGCCAAGGCGAGATCGATTTCCTTCGGGAGTCCTATGCGACGTCGTCGAACGCCGAGATCGCTAAGGTCCTCGGTCGTTCGACGACGGCCGTCCTCCTCCGCGGGCTGCGGCTAGGCTTGCGGAAAGACGCAGTTCGTCGCAAGCTCGCCGGGGCGGAGGGCGCCCGCGCGCGCCGCGAAAGAGAAGGATCCGATGACCGCACTTCTGAAGCTCCTCGCCGGGAAGATGGATCGCGACCTAGCGTTCCGGGCCTTCCTGGAGATCCTCGACCGTAGGATCGAAAGCGGCCGCTCGCGCGAGGCGCTTCGGATGCTGACCTCGATCGGCCTGGCTCCGGATGTCGCCTGGACCGTAGTCGACGGCTGGGAACAGATGGCGCGAATCGAAGACCTCACCGAGGCGGGCGTTCTCTTTCAGCGAGGGCTTCTCCTCGTCAGCAACTTCCCCCGCGGCGTCGATCTCTGCGATGGGCTCTGGCCCTCGCGGCTCGCGTCGATCCCAAACCCACCCGCAACGGAGACCGAAGAATGAAGACCACGAAGAAGAAGGAGCGCGTCGCTAGATTGGGGATCATCCTCTTCGCGATGCTGGCGACCGGAACGGCCGCCTGTAAGGCACCGGACGGCGTCGTCGAATCCGTCGACTGGACAACCGTCGAGCGCGAGCTGGAGCTGGGCTCTTACGACCTGGAGGCCGCGGCCGAGTACCTCGACGCCGATCAGCGCGACGACGCGCTGAAGCTCGCCGGCTACATGAAGCAGGCGGCCGACGCGCTCGCGTCTGGAGGCACGGCCGACGCCCTCGACATCCTAGAGGTCGCGATTTCCTTCGCCGAAGCCGTCGCCGATGCAAACGGCGGACCGAGCGACGATCTCCGGCTGACCCTCGACGCCCTTCGAAGCGTCGTTCGCCGCCTGCGCGTCTACTCCGATGCGCCTGTCGATCCCGCCCCCGCAACCGAGGCCGAATAGATGACTACGAACCCCTTCCCGCCCCTCTCTGACTCCGTCCCCCAGGACACCGCCCCCGCCCCCGCGGCCGAGTCGAAGCCGGGGGTGAAGTCGTCCGAGCTGTACCTCTCGATCACCGGAATCGGGGCGGTCTCCCAGGTCTTCCTCTCCGGCGATCCGATGACGACCGAGCACGGCCTCGGCTTCCTCGCGATCGCCCTGATCTGCGCGCGCTATTCCCTGGCCCGCGCGCTCTCGAAGAGGGCGTCGTGAGCGATCGCCTCCAGGCGGCTGTCGAAAGACGCTCCAGGGCGCTGACCCGGATCGCCTTCGCCGTCTTCCTGGCCGTCCTGCTGGTCCTCCTGTGCTCGTCCTGCGCCTCGACCCTGGACTGGCTCGCAGCTCCGACCGCGCCCTCTCCTGCGCCCGGAGAGGGCGGCGGAGGGGATCCTGGGGCCGAGCCCGCGCCTGGACCCGAGGGGCCGTCGAACGGCGAGGCAATCATCGGGGGGATCGCGTCCTTCCTCCTGGGCGTGAACCCCGCCGCGGGGATGGCCCTGGGCTCGTTCGGCCGGATGGGCGCCCGGTCCTTCGCCCAGCGCCGCCGGGCCTCGCAGGCGGCGAGATAGGCCGTCTGGCGGGATTCCCTGGCCGGCGCTAACATTGGATCGTGTCAGACCGTTTGAGGCGAAGCCGTAGAGGCTTCAGCCCCCATCAGCCCCGCGTCGACCCCGGTCGCCGCGGGGCTCTTTTTTTTTGGGGGAATGAGGTTGCGGTCGGACTTAGAGCGTGCTCTAATTCCAAGCGTCGGGCGAACGAACGCCCGACGCCGACCTCTCCAACCGAACCGAATCCGATGACGAACTCGATCGCCCTTCAGGAACTCGCCGACCAAGACGCCGCCCGCTACGGAGATCCCCGCACTTGCCCCGCTCACCCGGAGGTTCGGACGAGCAGCGGCGACGGGATGCACGACGCCCCCTGCTGGAAATGCGAGGGCGAGATCATCGACGCCGAGGAAGCGGAAGCCTCCAAGTCTCACCGCCTGATGTTCGACCGCTTCGAGCGCGGCTACGTCATCGTGACCTTTACGCCGCTCGACGGCGATGAGGTTCGCGTCGAGACCCGCGACGCACTCGAAGACCTCCCGGTCGTCGAGCAGGAGCGGATCATCGGAATCGATGCCGCTCGCAACGCCTGGCAAGGCTTCAAGGCCGCCGGCTTCACCGAGTACCACGGCTGATCCGCCGCCCTCCTCTAGCCCCCGCCCCGCCGGCCGCGC